CTCCGCTCGCCAGGGAGAATTGGCCGCTGAAAGCAGATCGTTCATCTGGCGGATGTTCTTCTCCACCAGCTCCTTCGTGGGCGGACGCTGATTCTTCCTGCGTACCGTCTGATCGTACAGCGGACGAAGAGCGGTGAACAACTTGCGCTTCTGTTCCACAACCTTGTCAGCTTGTGAAGTCTTGAGCCAGTTCTCCACCGCGTTGATCTGCGCTTTCGGAGCTGGAGTGCCCTTGTAGGGCTCACCCCACATGACTTCGTAGAACGCGCCGATAGGAGCAACACCGCCCGAAGCCTTGAACTGATCGTAAGCGGCTCGACGTAAAGAAGACTCAAGCGCAGTGCTTCCGGCTCGCGTCCGATCTCCACGCATACCTTCCAGCTCCCTCCGGAGCGCAGCTTCACGGTCGAACTGATACCCCCTCAACGCAGCTTGTACACCAGCCGTAGCAGCTGGATGCAGTAAGCCAGCGTTGATGTCCTCGTTCTTGATGGTCCCTGTCTGGATGCCACGCACGATGTCAGGGATGCTCATGTCAGCGAGCTTGCGTCCCTCCGCGTACACTCCTGCCACATCCTCTTGAACCTGAAGCTCGTGCTTCGTAGGAATCTTGAGGACTTGTCTGAGTCCTGCCTCGAAAGCTTGTGGATCACGCTTCAGCAAATCGAGGCCGCCTTCGAGAAGATACTTCTGGACCTCTTCACCTGTCGCCTGTGCAGGTGTCTGCCCTGTCGCTTCCTGCTGTGCAGCAGTCTCACGAGAGGTAGGCGACCGTTCGAGAAGATCACGACCGAGCCCCATCCGGATCGAAGGGATGCTCTCCTTCATACCAGACAAGAAGTCAGTCGCACCTTCACTGAATCCGAACGCCTTGAGTGTGCCAGGATTCTCTTTCTCCACATCCACGAGCTTCTGCATCAGCTCCGGCTTCTGCACGAACAGCGCCTTGAGCTGGTGATCGAACTTCGCTGTGGGCTTGAGCAATGTGCCTATGGTATCAGTCAGCGACGCAAGCGCCGGACCAATACTCTCATCGAAACCTTCGAGCCGAGGAATGGTCATTATTGTGGCCCGTAAAAGTAAGTACCGGGACGATTGTTATACGACGGACTCTCTGCGCTTATGAACCCGTTACCGCCTCCATCTCCACCCCTGCTGAATGATGGAGTGAGGAACGGAAGCGCCGCGCCACCGATCTGTGCGAATGTACCGAGAGCTTGTCCCAGACCAGACTTCTGCTGCACCAGCTGTCTCGGAGCAATACCGAGTTGTGACAGACCGAAAGCACCCTGCAACAGAGGCGCCAGTGCCTGAAGCTGTAGCTCACCAATCGCGGTAGCAGCTCGTGGTGCAGCTTCTGCACGATACTGACTCTCAGCAAACGCAGCTGGAGTTCCGAACGCAGCGCCACCTGATGCTCCGAAGCGAGCGCGGATGGCGTTGACGTCACGCTCCGTTTGCTTGCTCAGGAGTTGACTGAGTGAGCCTCCAATTTTCCCCCCACCACCAGAGAGAATATCACTCAGGACACCAAAGACGCCCCCAGTGGTTCCTGCCGCGTCAGGACTACCTGCTGTGCCTAGACCACCTGTGTTGAGCAGTTGCTGGAGACCGGAAATGACGTCGTTGGAAAGTCCAACAGCAGCGCCCCCTCCAATCTCTTTCGTCTTAGCTGACAAGCGCTTCCTCCTTGAGGATGCCGAAAAGAGCGACGTCGAACCAGTCATCGTTGTGCCAGACAGCTTTCCGCTTTCTGCCTTCTTTCTTGAAGCCTAAGGCGGTGATGAATTCGAAAGCGTGCTTCGTCGCGTACAGTGGAATCTCTACACTGAGACGACGGAAATTATATTTCATGAACGCGTATTTGAGCATCTCCTTCGTGAGCCCGACACGGCCACGATGACGGCGGTCGAAGAACGTGTAGTGTACCTCCGCATCCACGCTCGGAACGATCCTCGTCATGTAGTAGATGCCTACGAAGTCGTCCACGATCCAGAACAGACCGTTACTGCACAACTCACCGTGAGGTCCAGCGTACAAGAACAGTTCACAGAACTTCTTGAAATCGCCGTTGACTGAGTTGTCGAAGATGTACTTGAAGTTCTTCGATTTTTCCCAGAACACCTTGAGGTTTTCTGGAGTCAACTGCATCGGAAAAACTGCCCTCTCGACAGGGCCTTCCGGTTCATCACAGGTCCATGTGAGAATCGGCTCGCTGGAAAGTGTAGTCGTCACTTTGTGCTTTCTCCACTCTTGTAAACGTGAACCTCATACCCTATGATCTCAAATTGTCCTGACGACGCAGACAGCCTCCATGCGAATCTACGCGTCTTGATCTGCTTCGTCCAACGGAACAGTTGCGACTTACCGATCTTGTCACCAGTGAACAGCTTCGACTTACTTGGTGTTGCGATTGTTACTCCACCATCCTTCGAGTATTCCAACGTCAACGTTCCACCTGCGATCGGTATCAGCTCGATCCTGATTTCCGCAATGTAAATGTCGTCAGTCGGGAGCGTAAACGCCTTGGAAAGCAGTACCGTATCATACGTCCCTGTTGAACTAGAGAACGATGGATCGGTTGTAGCGTCGTCATCTTGCAAGATGATTTCGCCATCGCTACGTCCGAATGCTCGAGATGGAATCACATCTTCAGCTGGACCAAGACTGTTGATGTCTCCGGTCAACGACTCGATGGTTCCCGGCAGCGCATCGATTGGCAAGACTCCGGTACCAAGGTCAGCATCACTGATGATCGAGATGCCTTCGTATAGATCCTTTGTCCATGCCTGCGTTCTGAAGTTGTAAGTCCAAGCCACGACCACGTTGCCGGTGGCCTGTGGAATACAGACTGTGTACTCGTTCTGGATTGGGTCATAGGAGGCAAAGACCAGTTCCTCATCGTCAATCGCGTCCATCAGGGTCTTTTCAACCGGCCTGCCAATAGGCTCAGGCGCTTGCCCTGGAGTGTAATGCCAAATCGTCGCAGAGCGACGGTCAGCCCAAGTGAGCCCGTTCGCCGTGATCTTCGCGCTATACGGGGCATTGCAGCCCACTCCAGGAAAAGCTGCATAAGGATTGAACGGGAACGTCGGTATCGGTTGTTTCGTAGCAAGCCAGATACTCTGCTCTCGTAGGATTGCCAAGACGTTGGTGAAACCGAATACACCAGAAATGTCGTCGCCAAGATCACCCGGCGATTCCACCAATGGAGTCGAGCCGGCAGTCTCGTCAACGAGTGGGTCCCACTCATCCGGATCGTTCTCACCCGACCATCCGATCTGGGCCGCGTTGGGCACACTTCCGACCAAGTTCGCGCCGATTACACGATTGAAAAAACCAGTCACGTACTTGTATTCTGGCGCATTACCAAGAGCTTGATACTTCGCTGTTGTTGTATCCAGTTCCTGAAGAACATCTACGCCGTTGTTGGAGAACACGAAGCGATCCAAGACGACAGCGGCCTGGATATAATCCGTATCACTCCCAAGCAACGATCCGCCCACGCCAGCCGAGTACGCATCCCACGTTGCGGTGCGACTATGAACTGAGTTACGAGTGAACCGGAAGTAATACGTGTTTCCGTCAGACTTCTTGAAGAAGAACAGTCCGATCACCGGATTACTGTTTGGCTTCGTTGGGGTCATCAGGGTGGTGCCGGGCCTACGCTGGGTACGGTCGAACCTGCACCGAGCGTTCTGTGCAAGCTGCAGCGCCCCCGGCTCGATATCTGCCGGGTCCAACATGGTAATCATTCCCAGGTTGACGCGAGACTCGACGAATTTGGATTTGCCTGGCAGAACCGGAATCCGCGAGGCAGCCTTATTTCGCTGAGTCTGTGGCCAAGGGCGCAGATTGTTGAATTGCATCAGATCGTGAACCTGCTGTCCGGTGTGTTGTACTTGACACGGAACCCGTAGAACTTGACACCAGCCACGCCAAGATGCGCGGTGGCATTGAGCTTGATCATGTAGAGCGTGTTCTCGTCTGTTACCACTGAGAGTGGTGCAGCTGACGTCACGATCCCTACACCCGATGTAGTCTTATCGAGTGTGTCGATCACCGTAACCGCTGCCGGAGTACCGTTCGTGAATTCTGAACTGTAGAACACTACGCGTACACCAGAATTGAAGTTCCTATCCACCATCGCTGCGACTTCAACAATAGTGATTCCGATAGGAAGGAGTATGTGTCCTCTCGCTGTCTTGTTGGAAGCGGAAGGATCATTCTCGAAGTATTGTTCCTGGTGAACCACGTCGTTCTCGTCATCCTGTGCGACCATGATACCGGGACCGAACAGGAGGTACTTGCCGTCCTTCGCACCACTTACTGCGCCCTGCGGAACGACAGGATCGGCAGTCCAATCGTCCACGATGTCATCCATGCGTTCGTGAACGTCCACCTTGAACTCACGAATGGCGTCGTCGATCTGATTCGCCGCTCTCGTGCCTGCGGGTGTCGCATCATTCCAGGAGCGTGTGTAGGCCATTGCGACTCCTTAGATCGTTGGGCCGTGTTCGCAGTAACACATCACGAACGTAAAGATTGGCGCGGTGCCACCCGCAGTCACTTCATTCCTAAGCTGGAAATTAATGCGCATCGCTGTCGTCGTTGTCGGCAAGTTAGTCGAAATTGTTGCACTGTAAACTAACGAGCCTGTGCTCAAGTTGTACAGGCGAACGGTAACACTTGTACCGTCGTCCGAATCCATCTCTAAACGAAGCAACGATGATGTATCTCGCGCCTGTCCAGTATCTACCTTGGTAGCTGATCCTGATCCATCGTTGTAGAACAAAGACCAGTTACCGCTGGTCAAGTCTGCCTGTTCCCAACCCAAAGCGATAAGGTCTGTCTGACCACTCATATCACTGTTGAGTGGCGTCGTAGTGCTCACCAACCCAACAGAACAACGAGAGTCACTGATGTTCGACTCTTGCCCGAAAATCGCACGGAAGCGAAATCCGAGCTTAGTCATAAATAATGTTTCGTTACTTCTAACTCCTACAACTTGCCCCGATCCAGTCGTCCCTGTCATGCGGAGACGGAACGTTCGAGTCATGTTATCTGTGTCAGCGATTGCCGGAGTCGAAACCGTCCCGTTTGCTAAGTTAATGCAACCTAACGATCCAACGGTTGACGATGTTGCGCGATAGAAATATATCTGCGCTCGCTGTGCGCTCTTAAAGTCTCCCGCCGCTACATCGCCAACGGACTTGTATGTTTGATCGTCAGCCAGAAAGTGATCGCCCGATCCATCACTCCCGGAACCCAAACGCGCTTGTTCCATCGTGCCACTGACAATGGCAGATGCAGCGTGAGTGTGTCCTGTGTCTGACTTACCAGCAAGTGCCGTGTCAACTTCACTTTCTGTATAGTAGAAAGCATCGTAGTCACCAGCAGCTGGTACAACAGCACCAGTGCGACTGTTGAACGATGTTACACCACTACCACCGCCTCCTCCTGAATCAAGATCCTCAATCTCAACCCAAACACTACCGAAGCGAATGAAGTGGTAGAACAGTTCAGTAGCAAGAAGCTTGTTCGCTCCTGTGTTTGTGAAGATCTTTGTGTTGTCAGCTACCGTCGTGAAACCATCACCGAGAATGTAAAGATGCTGCCCTTCTGCCCCTTCAAGAAAGTCCGTTACCGTTACTGCTCCCGTATTCTGCGCAATGCAGAGTTCCGTATTTAATACTGAAGGGGTCGTATCCGACTTTTTCAGTTTTCTTACGAAGGACTTGTCCAAGACGAGATGTGTCGCCGGTGCCTCGGAAATAATCTCCGAGGTCTTTCTCTCTGGCGTGATATTCTTTGGATCGTTCTGATTGCTCATTAACGAACCACTCCCGTCCATCGTCCAAGAGAAGTGCCGCGTACTGTAGAATCCGCTGACGCAGCATTCCAGAATGATGATCGAGCAGGGACTTTCCTGGTCCAATCATCGCTATGCGCGACAACAGCTCCCTTTGCAACTGCAAACTTTCCGCGAGCATCCAAGCTCGCGAAGCTCTTTCGAGCATTATCGCCCCCGCAGATGATACGCCTTGGGTGGCTTGCGATTCTGTGGTTTCGGCTTCTGTGCCGGCTTACCTTTCGGGCGCATTGCCTTTTTCTTTTTACTCATGCTCCCCTCTCTGTTAACCACTGATCGTACTGCGATTTGCAGTACTCATACCGAGCGAAGCCCGGCTGACCAGCGTTCGTTGTGATACCAGTTGAACTGTCCGTCAAAACGTAGAACGCACAGAACTGAGCCACGATGGGGTGTCCAGCAGCGCCCGTACACTCAGGAACTGCTTGCACGTTGACCTTGACCCAAACTGACTTGGTAGGGTTGGCTGCCTGCCATGTCGCGCAAGCTCCGCGCCCGATGGTGTTGCTGTCAATATCCACCTGAACGCCTTGCGGACGCACGATCACGCTTGCAACCTTCGCTGTCATTGTATCGAACGGAGGCACAGGAGGCTCAAGGCGAATGTACGTCCAATTTGTACAAGTCTGAGCACCCCACGTTGTTCCTCGATGTGGAACTACGCAGGTGTATCCTGTGATCGTCCCATAGGCGCTGATCGTCACGAAACTGGTATCTATTACTTGTGGCCAGATAACGAAATGTCCCTTATCCGCGACAGGAGGACTCTGACCAAGACCAACCTTCACCCGAGTACTGTCTGGGAATATCGGTGGAGCTGTCTTGTATCCCCAAGTACTGATGACACGCAACGTTGTGTCGGTTGCGAGCGTGACCGTCGCGCCGAGAGAAGTGACCACAGGATCTTTCTTCGGCACAGCCATC